AACTATCATAATACAATCTTTCTGTGTGGGTAATTAAAGGGGCAATTATTTTATAGTTTACAGAATCTATTGTAAAATCTTCCCCATCTCTTAATGCAGTTTCTACTTTTGCTGGTGTGTATGGCAAGGAAAGTTGGTCTAACCAATTTAACGCACTTAAATCGTCATCTCCTAATAAGTCTTTTAAATCTACTGTATTACCAAAGAATGTAATTTTGTAAGCGTAAGGAACTCCGTTTTTAATTTCAACGCCTTCAAGTTTTATTTTACCATTCCTAAAACTCTTTGTGTTTAATTCTATTTTAGCAGACTTCTTTGTTCTTGCATCAAATCCATTATCTATGTTGTAATTATAGTAATGTTTAAATATCTTATTATTAGTCTTAGAAGCAGGTAATGTAAACGTCTTAGTAAAGTCAGTAAATACCTTTGATATATCCCTAACATTTTGGATGCTTTGGGTTATAGATATAACCTCATCTTGAAATAAGTCTACCCTTTGACCTTCAATATATAATTGTACAACCTGCATAGTTCTATCTTATGGTGTTAATCGCATCGTAAGCGTATTCAAACTCTATCGTGTAATTGATTAACTTGTCATTTAAACTTGTTTTATATTGTAACTGACTATTAGTTACAGCTATTGGATAAACAATGCCTTCTATTGTAGCCCATACTCTTTCAGATAGCATTAACTGTTTGAAAGTCTCATTCATTGATTCACTTACAAATCCTGTATTAGATGTAAATAATTCATTTGCAGTTGTATTAAGAACTGTTTGTGAATGTTTAAACACACTATATTGACCAGATGAAGTAAGTATATTTCTTTTAAAACTATCTTTTTGTACATTTATACTTTGCACCATCTTTTTAAAAAACCATAAATCTTGTAATACTCCAAATTTATTTACAAAGGTTATTTTTATAGGACTGTATTTTGGCTCGCATATTCTATTTACTTTAATTGTATGGTTACCCACCGTTACATTGCCTACAGCATTAGACAATATTGTATTGTAAATTATGTCATTGTTAGATTCTGTGGCTACTTTTCCCGTTGTGTTCTCTGGTAGATATATCTCAGTATTGCTTTGTAATAAAGCATTTGAAAGTATTTTAGGATTAGAACCGTCTTTGAAATCTCCATAACCATCAAATCCGTAATCTGTCTCAACAAAAGTTCTTATTACAGTATCGTTAGAATTATAAAATTTAATAGTTGAAACAATGTCTAATGTTATTGGTAAATATGTGCCATAAAAATTTACATCAATAAAGTCTCTTGCTAATTCGCTTATTTCAAATAAAGCATTACCACCTGAATCAGGTGTTTTTGTAATCGTATATTCAACAGTCCCATTTATAGACAAATCCAATGTGGCTTTTACTGCACTTGCTTCTGTTTTGTAAATATAATACGGACTTCTTAATCTAATATTTGCCATTTCTCTATGTTGTAAAATCTAATAAATCTTTTATATCTGAACCAAACGCTTCAATTACTTGGTTTGGTAAATTATTAAATGACCTTTCAAAAGGTTTTGTAAAAAACAAAGAAGGCTTAATTCCTTTTCTATAAATTGACCTTGATATTAAAAAGCCTATTGTCTTGTAATTGCCTTTACTAAATTGTCCCTTTTCGTTTCTTAATCTTATGTTTTTAAACTTTGCCCAATCCGCTAATGGTTTTATCGGAGGCATTTTGTTTGTGTATTTAAAAGGTGTATTGTATTTCTTTTCTGTTCCACTTACACCCTTGTCTTGGTACATTCCGTATTCATCCATTATAAAGCTAAGAGTAAACTCATTTGGGCTTACTTTTAAATTGTAGTCAATAGAATCGTAAAGGCTCTTAGAAACATTCTTTTTATTCTTAGTCAAGTTGCTTCGTGATTGTTTTACCACATACTTTGCGAATTGCCTTAAAGAATATTCAAGATTGTTTAACATATTGTCATATCATTAGTAACAAGTACATCCATTGTTAATGTCCAACCCGCTAACTTGTTTTCAAATCTATCTACAAAAGGTTCTATTGTTGGGCTACCATCAAGCTGGTAAAGTTCCGTGTACAAATCACCACGTCTTAGTAATTCAAGCAGTCTATTGATTACCGCCATTTGTGTATTAAGAACATCTTGTTCGTTGTCGTTTCCTAAGAACTTGTCTGTTACATCTGACTTGCTTTCGTCTACTATGTCCATACATAATAGGCTTATATTAAAAGACCAAGTGCTACCGTTTAAAGTAGCGCTGTTTACAATGAAGTGAGACAAAGGAAATATGTCTTGCTTGTTGAGGTCTATTTCAAATATGTCACCATAGGTAACAGTATTAACAAAAGCATCCAATGCTAATGTTTCTTTAATCTTAGTTGTTAGGTTGTAAAATCCTTGCATTACTTAAATTTATTTCTTACTAATCTGCTTTCAAATTCTGCTTTCTCCTTTTCAAATGCCAAATACATTAAGCAAGTATGGAGGGGTAGTCCTGCAATCTCTTTAAATCTTCTGACGTCTCCTTGAGCGAGTGTATATATTTCTTGATAGCTTCCCCATTTTCTTCCGAAATTGCTCCTGTCATTTGACCCTTCTTCACTTGTTTCGCTAAATAACTCGGGATAGCTTTCAGCAAGTCGTTGGTTAAATTGTAAAAAAAAACCATTGAACCCATTACAACTCCAAGTGGCATATTTTTCATTACTTCACTATACTTGTGTGAACCTTCGTATTCTTCTATTAGGTATTTCTTAGCTAACTTATTTATAATTGGTCTATACAAAACAGCCATTGCTTTGTGCATACTCTGCCAATCGTTTATGTAAGCTGTAACGTCTTTATTTTCCCCGTAGGTAATCTCATCAAGGTTAGGTATAAATCCGAACTCCTGCCCTCTTAAATCAAATCTATTTTGAAAATCTGGTTCGTTATTAAATAGGCTTGTGATATGATTTGCATAAGTGTCCACATCCGCAGCTTTAATCTTTACAAGTCCCTGTATATTGATGTTTAGAAAAACCTTTAAGATGTCTTCTTCTGTTGGTTCTTCTATTCTTAGGAACTCTTGGTATTGCCCAAGCGTAATGTCATTTAAGTTTTCTGGAATGTTCACTTCTAACTTCATATCTTAAAAACAAAAAAAGAGGCTACTTGTATAAAGTAACCCCTTTTCATATAAACTAACTAACTAACTAATTCAACTTGTCGTAATACATTTGATATAATTCATTTATCTTTTCTGCTAACTTGTTGTCTTGCTTGTATTCTATTTCCCCTGTTTTCTTTTTGCCTTTGTAGTTTATTTCTATTTTGACTAATGGCTTTTGCTTGCCTTCTGAAAACTTTATAGGAACAGGATAAATAATAATGTCATTTGCTATGCACCAGCTTTTACTCGTCATCTAAGACATTTTTAATGTAACCAAATAAAATAGTTCCCATTGTTGTAGGTATCATTAAGAAACCCATTGCTTCGTTTCCACTTTCAAAAAAGTCTACTGCTATAAATGAAAGTAAGAATGCTATGATTAAAGTGTATTTATAATCTTTCATAATGTGTTTAAAAATTAAAAAACGTGTAATTAAATATAGCAGATTCAACTGCTTTTTTTGGTTCTTGTTTAACGCGTAAGTGAAAAAATGTATAAGCACATTCCATTACTTCATTGTCAATAGATTCGTAATCTTTTAAACCTTTAATTGCTTCCGTGTAAAATTCTTTGTAAGTCATAATCTGTTTGTTTTTGTTAAGACAAATATACAACCCTTTTTTAGATATAAACAAGTTATATACAATTTTAACAAAACTTTAACATTTCTTTAACAGTTTACCAAATGTGGTATTCTCCTTTGTTTGGGTCTTCTAATTGTGAAGTAAGTGCATAACGCATTGCATCTATTGCGTGATTGTAAGCGTCAATAGGTTTGTTCATCTTATTACCTTCTTTGTCTGTGAGCCAAATGTAATTCCTTAATTCATTTATAAGGTTCTTACTTCTGCTTGTTATATAGACTTCATTTTGGTTGATGAGGTTAATACCATATACTATTGAATCCCTACCTTTTGACACAGGAAGTATTTGATGACCATAAGATTGCAGTTCAGCAATTGATTTTGGTTCTGCACTATCTGCATATATAATAGTCTTTATGTCGTGGCTATTTAATAGGTTGCTTATTTCACTATTAAGCAATCCCTTTTGGTAAAACACCTCATCAAATACATAAGCATTGTTATACTTGTATAATAAAATTAAAGATGACGGGTCATTGGAATAGCCCCAATCCAATCCTGCGCACAATAACCTTGCTTCTGTTGGCAATTGTATTTCCTTCCAATCTGTAATACAAACACCTTCTAAACTACCTACCTGTCCAAGTCCATATACCTTCCACCAGTTCTCCCAATATGTTGATGTCTTTGCTTTTTCTTTAGCTTTCTCTATTTCTTTTACAATGCTCTCTGGCAGGGCTTCATTGTCTTTATAGGTTAGTACTTCAAGTTCTGCGTCTTCATCTACCAGCACTTGCTTATGCGCCCAAAATTCATTGGTTGGGTTGTAGTCAATCCAAATGTCTCCGCTTGTTCTTATTGCTAATTGGTTATAAGCATCAAAG